TGTTAGAAAAAGAATGAAAGATGGCAAATCTGCTATACCTAAAGAAGTAAGTATATGGCAAATGGTAAATGCAAGCTTTTTAACTACTACTGATAAAAAATTAAAAGAGCTTAATACACATATTAATAATATACCCTTTTTTAAACTTGGGGATCAAGCAGCAGCTAATGGTATGTCAGAGGGAGATTACAAAAGAATGCAGATTGAAAAAAATATACAATTAAGAAATGATTTATTAGAATCGGTAATTAATAAACTTGCTGATATGGATGTAGATTATATATTTGAAAATATAATTGGTGGAAAAACTTATGTTAGTCCTAACCAAAGGGACAAAAACTAATGCCTAAAAAATCAGCAACAGAAGTTAAAATAGATTTCCTAGTAAGAGAAATAAAAGAACTTAGAAATGAAACTAAATGTTTAAGAGCTGATATTAATAAAGGCAAAGGTGCTATATGGGTACTCATCATGATTGCAAGTGCGTTAGGTGGTGCTTATAATTTTTTTAATAACTAAGATATAAGGAGATAAGATGATACAAACAATAAAAGAAAGACTAGAAGGATTATGGATTAGCCACAGTCACTGCGTTATTAGTGCAGCTGTAGGTTTTATTATAGGAGCAATAGTATTATAATATGTCAATTGATAAAAAAGAAAAAAAGATTTTAAAGAAACATAAGATACATCATACTGTAAAGCATATGAATATGATGAAAGACAAGATGAAGAAAGGTGTTTCATTTACTAAAGCACATAGCAAAGCACAGAGAAAGGTAGGAACGTAATGTGGTTTGGTGCAATTAAATTAGCTTTAAATGCTGGAACTCATATATATAAAAAGCGTCAAGAGACTAAAATGTTTATGGCTGACGCTCAAGCCACGCAGGCTGCGAAGATGGCTACTGGTGAAATGGCGTACCAAGGTAAACTCCTAGAGTCTAGAGATACAGATTATAAGGATGAAGTTGTTCTTGCTATTTTGACACTGCCAATTATTGTCCTTGCATATGGGGTGTGGTCAGATGATCCCCAAGCTATGGAAAAAATAAAAGTATTCTTTGAGCATTTCCAAGCATTACCTTCATGGTTTACCAATCTATGGATTTTAGTTTGTGCTAGTATATTTGGTATAAAAGGTACACAAATATTTAGAGGTGCTAAAAAGTGATAAGGCATACACTACTATTTATAAATCATTACTCTAGTAAATTTAGTGTATGGTCATGGCAAAAGCTATGGGGAAATAAACAAACAGGTTACGGATATAAAAAGTAATACATGGAATATTTATTAGCCATGTGGCTATGCAGTACTGTTCCTGGAAATGATTGTACACAAATACAAACAGGAATAAAAGAATTTAAAGACAGCTACGAATGTACAATATACGGTTATAAATCTTCAGTACTTATTATAGAAGATCTAGATAGAAAATTTGTTAACAAATACGGTGCACATACACAGTTTACATGCACTGAACAAGAGGCTAAACAAGAAGTTTAAAATGATAGAGGTGAATAAAATGAATTATTATTTTACAGGTATACTAGTTATACTAATGTTAGGACTTGCATTATTTGCTAGCCCTGCATACAGTGGTTCAACACAAACAAATACTAGTGGAAGTAACACAGCAATTGAAGGTGGGTACACTGGAGGTGCAACTACTTACGAATCAGGAAGTACAGCTACAACTACAAGTACAAACAGTTCTACATCTAATATAAAATCGGCTCCCCCAACAGCATCAGCACCCTCATATAATTCTATGACACAAGATGTATGTAGCACAGGTGCATCTTTAGGGATTCAAACATTTGGCGTAGGTATCAGTGGCGGAAAACATTTTATAGATAAAAATTGTGAGAGATTAAAGCTATCAAGAATACTTAATGACTTTGGCATGAGAGTAGCAGCCGTTGCAATACTTTGCCAAGATGAAAGAGTCTTTGAAGCAATGATACAAGCAGGTACTGTCTGTCCTATTGATGGAAAGATTGGTACAGAAGCTATGGCTTTATGGTCTAAGTACGAGCATGAAAGACCAGACTATAGTGTCTATGTTAAGCGTATGACAGCCAGAGAGAAAGAAGAAAAAAGAGTAGAAAAAATTAAACTTAAAGAAGAAAAAAGATTAGAAAGAATTAGACTTAAGAAAGAAGCTAAGATGACAAAAGAATTGAATAAGATGGATAAGAAAATTAAAATAGAAAAATTAAAATTAAACAATGGATAAGTATATCTTAAAAGCGTTTGGTGCTATTGACAATTTTATTGAGCATATAAATAACTTTTTATTTGCACCTCGTTGTAAGTGTAAGAAAAAAAAGAAATGAAAATATCAGAAAACACATCAGTAAGTATGCCGATGAAAAATATGTTAATGATTATCGCTGGCGTAATTTCAGGAGTGCTGGCATACACAGAGATTACAGCTAGACTAACTAGCTTAGAGACATCTAGAGAATTATTCCAAGCTGATCTACTTAAAAAAAGTGAGCAGTTACCAACCGATCAAGAACAATTTATGTTGATAGAAGATTTATATAAGTCGACAGAAAAATTAGAGATAACTCAAGAACAGAATATGACTAACAAAGTTAACATACAATTTCTAAACAAACAATTAGAGAAAGCATTGATTGATGTTGAGGCACTAAAAGATAAAGTTAGAAAAAATGGTAACGGAGATCACTGATGATTGAAATAGTAGTTGCATTACTAATGATCGTCTCAGGAGAAATTAAGGAACACAGAATACAAGACTCTATGTCTACTTGTTTAAAAGCTAAACGTGTTGCAATGAGATCGGGCACAAGTCGTATAGACTACCAATGTATAAAATCAAAAGCAGAAACAGAGATTTACATGGGTGAAAAATCAATCGTTAAATTAATATTAAAATGAAATGGATAATATATCTAGCACTAGGTGCTTTATTTTACTATGCACTAAATGCATTTGCTAGTTCAGTAGGATTGGCAGAAGAGAATGACACAGCTTTTAGTACAAACATATTACCTAATGCTGGAACAACTACATCAAGTAGAAGTAATTCTAATTTAGATGGTGTACAATCTGGATCTACTGGTACATTAGCTAATGGCAGTACACATAATGGTTTTACTATTACTTGTGAAACGCAGATATCCAATGCATGTGGTAGAGCTTTTAACAACGAGCTAGAAGCATCACATGATATGACGGTTACAGCAACTGGTTCATTAGTAGGGATAGAAGGTAATAGCAGACCAGATGATGTTACTCATACTTCTACTCAGATAAAACTTAATGGTGGAATTAATTTAAGCAGCTATATTGCAGTACAAAACTGTGAGCATAACTCATCACAACATACTTGTGGAAATTCTGTTGGTGCTATGGATTCTTACACTTTAGTAATGAAAGTTTTAGATACAAACAATAATGTATTAGCAACATCTACACAAATTAGAACAATAGATTCTGGTTATAATGCTAATGAAATAGTAAGTGGTGATAGCCTACATTATAACGGAGTTCATGCGAATAAATATGAATGGTCTTGGACAGGAATTGATGGATCACAAAGCACAACATCAGCTTTACGTGGACCAAATTTGTTAGGTGCGGAAATGGCTTTAGATTTTTCAATTGAGGACTACGAGCCTTTATCAGCACAGGAAATTAAAGATATTAACGAAGGTTTAGGAACAGCAAACCTTAATGAATCTGAGATATGGAATGTTATATCTGGACTTGAAGAAAGTATTGGTGAAAAATTAAACGTAGAAACAGGTGGTGCAGTAACAAGTGTAGAACTTACAGAAAATTTTGAGATTATAGTTACAACAACTAAAAAGGCATCTCCAGAAGTAGTAGCTAAAGTTCAAGAAGTTGTGCAGACAATGAATAAAACTAAAACTGTTGAGACATTAAAGAAAGAAGTTATTGCAGAAGTTATTAAAGAATCTAAACAAGAGGCTAAAGAAGAAGCTGTTAAAGAAGAGCCTACTAGCATAGCAAAAAATAATAAAGAACCAGAGAAGAAAGAAGAAAAAGCTAGTAATAAAACATCTGCTAAAGTAACTAAAGAAAAAATTAAAGAAAATAAAGTAAAATCAAAAAAAACTATTAACACAAAACTGGAGAAGGTCATGGCAAAAATTGATAAAAAAGTAAAAGACTCTGCAAAGAATCTAGAACTTAAGAATATTGTTAAGATGGATGCTATGATTGGAGAACAGCTATCACTAGCTTCATACAAAGGTATAGAATTTTATAAACCTAAAAATATATACATGAATCAATTAGATATAATGGATGACCGACAGATATATGCTGATATAACTTTATCAAGTTATGTAGCTAATGATATAATAGGTATAAAGAAAAGACAATTAGAAATACTAGATAACGAAAAACAAATGTTATTAATTGAATTAGAGGAGTTAAAACGTGGATAAAAAATTTAATATAAAAGATCAGCTAGCAGGCATAGCCGCATTAGTTGCAGCAATTGTTGCAATCGGTGGTGGATTTGTTAAGTATGGTGAGGTTATGACTAAACTTGATGCACTAACTAATGCATCTAAAACAGTAGATTTATCTATAGTTGCAGTTCTAGAACAAAAAGTTAAAGCATTAGAAAATGCAGACACAACTCACTCACATAATACATCACACTCACACAGCAAAACAGACATTAAAGTTTTAGAAAAAGAAATAGAATTATTAAAGGTGCAAATGGAAGAGATAAGAGTTAAAAATATTAACCCCCTATCAAACTAATGCAACTTAGTGGACACTTTAGTTTATCAGAACTAACAAAATCTCAAACTGCTGAGAGAAAAGGTATAGATAATAAACCTACTCTTGAGCATATAGAAAATTTAACAGAATTATGTACACAAATACTAGAGCCTACACGTAGAAACTTCGGTAAGCCTATGGTAATTACCTCTGGTTATAGATCAGAAGAACTATGCGAAGCTATTGGTAGCGTAAAGACCAGTCAGCATGCTAAAGGACAAGCAGCTGATTTTGAAATGATTGGTTTAGATAACAAATCTCTAGCAAAGTACATCAAAAACAACCTAGTATTTGATCAATTGATACTAGAATTTTATACCCCTAACGACCCCTCAAGTGGATGGGTGCATTGCTCATACAATAAAGACGAGAATAGAAAAGAAGCATTACTTTACGATGGTAAAGAATATACACAATGGATTATTTAGAGGAGTAAAAATGACAGTGAATAAAGCAGGTAACTATACGAAGCCTACAATGAGAAAGAAATTATTTAATCAAGTTAAGAACTCGGCAACCCAAGGTACAGCTGCTGGAAAATGGTCTGCAAGAAAAGCACAACTATTAGCTAAAAAATATAAAGCATCTGGTGGAGGCTATACATCATAATGGTATTAGCTAAATCCCAAAAAAGTTTACAGGCTTGGGGTAGACAGAAGTGGAGAACTAAGTCTGGTAAACCTTCAAGTAAAACAGGAGAGAGATACTTACCTGCAAAAGCAATTAAGTCTTTATCTTCTTCTGAGTACGCTGCTACAACAGCTGCTAAAAGAAGAGGTACAGCAGCAGGAAAACAATTTGTAAAACAACCAAAGACTATAGCAAATAAAGTAAAAAAGTATAGGAGTTTTGCGTAATGGCTGGAGCAGTTAAAGCATCTAAATCATTTAAAACTAAAGCATGGCAACGTAAAGAAGGTAAGTCAGAGTCTGGAGGATTAAATGCTAAAGGTCGTGCATCATATAATAAATCAACGGGTGGTAACTTACAAGCACCTAGCAAGGATAAAGATAATCCTAGACGTGCTAGTTTTTGTGCACGTATGAGAGGTATGAAGAAGAAACTTACTTCAAAGGAAACTGCTAACGATCCACAGAGTAGAATTAATAAAGCTTTAAGAGCATGGAATTGTTAATGAGAGATAATAAAGTAATAGAAAATTTCTTAAAAGAAAAATATAAAAAAGTAAAAGAGATGAGTTTATTTAGACATCTTAAGAAGGAAGTTACTACAGGTGCCAATGGTACTCAAGATTATATTATTAAGAAAGGAATTAATAAAGATACTATAGCAAAGAAATAATTACACGCATAAAAAAAGGGGAAGCGTTAACTTCCCCACAGTTAGGCAACAACAGGGCTCCTTTAAGGGAGCCTTTTTTTTTGGTGCAACTTCTTCAGACCAAAACTTTAAATTTTCTGTATCATTTCTTTAATGTCATCCTCTAGTTTTTTACCAGTAGAGTTAGCATGATTAATAATTGCTGCACAAAGATTAGCTTGGTACTTATAATCTTTAAGTGCTTCTCTTATTTTACCTACAGGTTTTCCACCGTAGTCAATCACCACTGCATTATCTTTATTTAAACCTATCTTTAATTCAAACAATAGACCTGTCTGATGTATTGGGTTATTTTTTTCCATTAGTTTCACCTGCTTGTTTCTTAACAAAGTCTGCACCAATGCTAGGATCTAATTGATTTAATGTACTTAACATATTCATAAGCTTTACAACTTCAGCATAAGGTCTACTCATTAAGTACCTCATTAAATCTTGTAGTTGCATCGAGTCTATTAAAAATGTTCTTGATCCTACTTGTTCTTTTCCTTTCTCTTTAGTCATCTGTACCCCCAAAGTACTCTTCTATTGTTTTTATATTCTCTTCTGCACTAGATATTACATTAACAAGTTTATCTAACTCTTCTATAAACTGTGGATGCTCCCCTATTGCTACAGGGTTATCTAAGTACACAGTTGCTTTAGCTTTAGCATCTGATATTTGTGCTTTGTATTTATCTTGTAACGCATCTAGAAATAACTCTCTCATATCTGTCCTTTAAATTGGTAGTACTTATCCTCAATAAAATCTGCATCTAATAAATAGGAGTTGTCTACTCTTTTAAACTCTTCTACTGCATCTCTTATTGTTTGATTTAATGTACGACCTTCTCCTAGACATCCAGACACAAAGTCTTCTACCTCTAGTAACGCATGTTTAACTGCTCCCATCCTTAACCTCCTGTACTAATTTATTTAAATACCATTGTGCTTTTTCTAGATCTTCTAATGGCTCTCCTTTAAATTTATATCTTGAAACATACTTCAAGACATTACCTTTAAGATACCCATGATACTCATCACTCTCCATACAATCACGAATAACATCTATAGTTTCTTTCTTACCATGTTTGTAATGAGCAGGTGAATTGACATTGTCATATACTACCTCATTCTCATAAGACATATCATGGCTGTGATCTATCTCTTTTTCATATACTCTTTTACTTTTTGCCATACTTTCTCCTAATAGTATTATACTCCATCATCTCTAAATCGTACTCACCTTTATCTACATTACGTTTAACTATCAAACCACTCCACCACATCTGCTGTGTATTCTTAGCATAGTTTTCTTTGTGATGCAAGTAACAACCTGCAGATAGTCCCATTAGTTTTCTTCCAGAAGGCAGTGCACACATGGCATAATCGAATGTATGTATATGACCAACAGTAGAAGATACTTTATTTTTTGTTAGTAAGGCACGCCCAATATTGTCACCACTAATAGGCTTACCCATAACACCAGTAGGAAAATTATGACAGTAGTATACACCATCGACCACAACTGGAATTTGGTAGTCATGAACTTCCCAACCATACTTCTTAAATTTAAAGTCATCTGTGCTAATTGTGCCATCAAGTTCTGGTATATCATCTATTGTTCTATTGATCCTATCTTCGTGATTACCAAGTAGCATGATTTTTCTTAGTCGTCTTCCATTAAGACCTTTGTTAAATAGTTCCAATGCATCATGCACATGGTCTACATCTTTTTTATATCTTCTTCCTTCAAAAGATTTCTTACCTTTGTCGTAGCTTGATAGTGAATCCATACTAGCAAAGTCTCCCATGCATACTATGGTGTCTGGTTTCAGATCATGTGCAAATTTACCTGCCCATAAAAATCTGTCATTGCTTGCCTTTGGAGTGCAGTGAGGGTCTCCTATTACTAAGTGTGTTGCCATATTAGTTTAACTCCTTATCTCGTTTATGTTTTAAGTACTCAATAAAATCTATAACATTATCTTCACTGTCAAATTCTGCAACAGAGTTGATCGCTAGACTTTTTGCACTACTCTTTTTGTCGTCAGCAAATCCACGAAGCCCATACATAAATGTTGTTTGGGGATCTGCAGTTGCCATCTTAATCATACCTCTTGCTATAGTAGAACATACTTCATATTCTTCTGTAGACATTTTGGCTTTACTATCCATAACGATACCACAAGTAAAACCTTTTTCCCAAGGTGTGACTAAAACTTTTAGTGAGTTATTAACATCAATACTTTTTTTCTTTGTCATAATTATTTATACCAATACCTTTCGTAATTTTCTTTATTATATTCTACTACTTTAAATTCAAATCCTCTCTTCATACTTTTACTTGCAAACTCTTCTGCGTTTTTCTCAGTATCAAATATAAGATTTGTAAACATTCTAAATTCCTTATCTACTTTCTTTTTAAATAAAGTAAAGAAGATCATAGTGCGTAGTGTAGGTAGGAAATAGACCCCTCAATACTATCCCCTACCCATTTGAAATAACATTTCCTATGCAAAAGTTTCCTCTTTCCTAGGATTAGTTACTTCAGTATACCAAACCCACTTAGGGTTTTTCCCTTGAGACTGCTGTTGTGGTAGCAGTTTCAATTGGCTTCCCCAACAAGGAAGTTTGTATGAGCAAAATGTACAAGCTATGCCCAAAATTTTATTACCTGTCTTCTTAGTTCTAAATGTTTCTTCTATATCATCAAAGCATCTTTTAAAAGGCACATTGTTTTTAATAGCTGCAATGTTTGCTTCTGCACTAGCCAATGCTTTAACTCTATATTCATTGTCATCTATAGGAGTTTCACATACTGTCCACTCACCTGTAGATTTATTGATTACAATCCATCCACCAAAAGGCATCTTCTCACTCTCACTATAAAGATATCCTTGAGGTACATATCCAAACGCATCATCCTTTGCAACTTCTTCGAACCCACCTTCAAACTTCTTAGTGAATGAGTATGGTGATGCACTTTTAATATCCCACACTTTTTCATTAATTTTAACATCAAGTCTGCCCTCAATTTCTGAGTCAGTAAATTTAAGTTTAACTTTTTTCTGTTCATCTTTTACTTCTACCCCTGCTGATTTCATGACAAATATAGCCAATGCTTCAATGAGATCTCCAAAAGTATTTCTCATCTTAACATTGTATGGTTGACCTTCACCCTTTACATTCTTTGATTCCATCTGTAATTGGCACAACGGCTTACCTATACTTGACATTCTTGGTCTAAATGTTCCTCTTCGTTTCTCTGAGAATTGTTTACGTAAGGCACTTTTACATGCCTCACCAAACTCTTCAAGCAATTCATCAGATACTTCTACAGGATCTTTGTTTGCTTTATCCAGATAGTTCTGAACCTTATGAAGGATATCACTCATTATCCAGCCAACACTTCAATTGGATCTTCTACTTCATCTATTACTTTTTTCATGTCTGCATCAGATGTTGCGTAGGTAGATTTCTTAGCAGCTTTGTAAAGATCTACAACTTCTGTATTCTCTTTATCAATAACTCCTTGAAAGACTCCTAACGTTTCCATATCGTCTTTAGACATTTCTAATCCAGCCTCAGCATTGACAGTAATCTCTGGTGTGTAATAAACATTACCACCTTTCTTCTGTCTCTTAGTATCTACTGATAGTGTAGTAGTAAACATTAGTTTTTTACGTTTAGTTATTTGTTCTAGAGCAGACCCAACTGGAGAAAACGCTGTACCTGTAACCCTCCATAGAGCAGGCAGATTAGAAACAGTGTGTTCTTCGCCATTAGCTTTTACTCCTTTGAATGATAGCAAACCATACAATAATCTATAACATCTTATAGTTCTTTGTTCTGCTAACTGTTCTGGTGTTAATGATTCTCTATCTTTAAACGGAACCTTACCACACTTTGTACCACCTAGTATATCTACAGCTTCTTCCTTCCAATTCTTAATGATGATAGATCTGTTTACATACTCACTCTTATCTGGATCATAGTGCATGTATTGCATTGCACTTATGAATGGTCTAAATGTAATTGGTTTCCCATATACATTCTGACCTACATTAGAATCAAATGTATATAAATTACCTACGGGTAATTGATTGCCATCATCATCTTCTGGTGACCTGTTGATGCCAAGTCTAGGAATGTTTACTCCTTTACTTGAACCATCGTCTTGCCCAATAGCTTTCATTATCTGCTCATCGGACATCTCACTTATATTTGCTATGTTATTTTCCATAGTACTCCTTAGTTGATTGATTCCTTATACCACAATTTAATGTATTTGTCAAGTGTTATTTTTATATTCCTCTAAAAACTAAACCGATTAAAACCCATCCTATTAAGGCATATATTATTATTTCTAGTACTAACATACTCTAGTATCTCCCTCTGTAATCTCACACGTTAAGTTTTCTGTGCGAGCAAACCACATTAAATAACTTTGTAGTTCCTCATTCTCATTTATATATAACATTGTAGGTTCACCATTATGTTGAGCCTTTAAACCTTGTAACATATCAAAGGCTTCTTCTTGCTCATCATCACCGTATTCTTCCCACAACTCTTTGTCTAGTAAGGGTGTACTCATTGGTGTTCCTCATGATCTTTAAATGTTACTTCTATTGTAACTTCTTTGCAACTGTCATCTAAATTCCAAGAATAATATAGTTCTGTTATCATTGAAATAAAATCTCTAGGTCTAGTGCAGCAGTACTCACCAGAAGATAGATGTTGCCCCACTATCTGATCTTTTATTTTTTTCCCATTCTTCCATTGATGGTGCATATTATATATTTCATATTTATCTATGTGCATATTTATCTCCTATATTAAAACGGCATGTCGTCATCACTATCTTCTTTAGGTAATTCAATAGTTTGTACGAAATACGTTGTTGTGTTTTCTTTTTTTGCCTTAGCTATAGCATTAAGTTTATCTGCTATGTCTATAGCTTGGTGTCGTTTATCCATAACTAACTCAACAGTTATCAATGGATCAGTAAGCGTAAACGTTTGTACTTTTAGTATTATATTAGTCATTATTTATCTCCTTCATATTTAACCAATCATATCCCATTTTGATCTCTGTGTCAAGTGGAACGTTAAAGTTTATTCCATAATACTCTTTCAATGCAGGTATTACGGATGCTGTACCCTCGTCAAATATCTTACTCATTACAGCTTCTTCTCCAGGATAAACATCAGCCACAATAGAATCGTGAACTGTGTTAATAAGTAAACTCTTTACCTTCTGGTCGTTCATTAGCTTAAATATTTTTATACATGCTAATGGTACAATGTCAGCAGTTGCTAACCCTTGTACTGGGTAATTTTTTATTTGCGTACCATAACTAGATCCACCCCAAGGCATACGTTCTGCATATGGAAAGGAGTATTCTCTACCTGTTGGTAATTTAATTCTTTTAAAAGTTATAGCTTGGCTCTGTAATTCTTCATGCCATTTAGTTATACCTTTATATTTTTCTGCAAATGTTTTATAATATTTCTTCTCATCTTCTGTACCTGTTGTACCACCATACAAAGGTTTAAATGTATGTGCCTTAGCATCTTGTCTTGATACACCTATGATGTCAGCAGTAAATTTATGTACATCTATATTATTTTTTATATCTTCCATACCTTGCTTATCTTGTGCAAGAAATACTGCAGTTCTAAACTCTAACTGTGCAAAGTCTACCTCAATTATCTGACCATCTTCAAACCTAGATTGTATAACCTTACGTATAGGAAATGTATTACCTCTTGGTTGGTTTTGAAAGTTAGGATCTCTACTTGATAGTCTACCTGTAGCTGTTACAGCTTGCATAAACTTAGGATGTAATAAACCATTAGCATTTGTAAAGTTTTGTAAGCCTTCTACAAAAGTATTTAAGTATGTAGAGATAGCATTGTGTCTAAGGATAGAATCAATAAAGTCTTTGAACTCTCCCTCTGCTTCTCCTGCAATTTTATTTAATGTTATCCTATCTGTTTTAAATCCAGAGTCAGATATATCATACACACTTCTAGGTCTTTGATTAAAGCCTGCAAGTTTAGCCATGTTAGCATATACAAATCCTTCACCATAACAATCATCACACTTAGTGTATTTTTTGTAAGGTGTACCATCAACTTTAATCTTTTTAATTACACCTTTACCATTACAATGTAAGCATTGACTAGCCATAGTTCTGTATATAGGCTCAGAGTTATTAGTTACTAACATTCTAAACTGTGCAAAAGAAAACTTAGGTCTTTTCTTATTCTTCTTTGTAAACTTATCTACACCTGTGTTAAATATTTTAGACCATTCATTCTTATCTTTAGGTTTTTTAGAATAGATTAACCAAGACAATTGTTCTGGACTACCTAAATTAATTTTAGTATCTCCCATCTTCTCATATACAATCTTGTCTATCTTCTGTTTAAGATAAGCAAACTCTGCTCGGTACTCTCTCTCTACATCAGAAAGATCTTCTAAGTTTACATTGATACCATTACGTTCCATATCAGTAAGCACAATTAAAAATTCATTCATAACTTTAATTGTTTTTAATAAACCTTTATCTCTATCTGTTCTTAAGTCTGCCATTTGTGAATCAAACAGTTGTCTAGTAATAGCTACATCAACTCTACCATACTTCTCTACAATTTCTGCAGGTATATTTTCAAATGATACGCCTCTGTCCATGTATTCTTTTACTGCATCATCTTTAGCATCTAGTTTCCTACGTTGACAACACATAAGTAATGTTAAACTCTTACGTACACCACGATTTAATACATACTCTGCTATCATAGTGTCATATACATTGCCATCATATTTAAATCCTGCCTCAAGTAACCAACTTAAATCAAACTTAATGTTATGCCCTATTAATAATTTAGTATTATCTAATATCTTTTGTATCTTTGCATGACAACCTTCATCAACTCTTTCACTGTGATTAGTAAAATAGTATTCATCATTAATACCCACACTAACTAGTATGTTATCTGGATTAAATGGTGATGGATCAAAGCCACCTGCCTCTGTTTTTTGGTACGAAGTCTCTACGTCTACTGTTGTTATCATATTATCCTTATGTTAATCTGTGAATCTACTTATATATTTATCTAGTATACAAGATGGATCTCCATGCCACCCTGTTATCTTATTCTTACTTACGTTTAATACTCTGCTAGTATTAGTAGGATCATTAGATGCTCTATTACCAATACCAATAATTAAATCTGCTTCAGCTGCCTTACCTGTCTTAGAGTTTTCCATCATATCAAATGATATGTGATCTCTGTTGTGTGCATCTGCTGATGCTTGTGATATAGCAATGACTACACATTCTCTTCTCTTTGCTATCTCTCTTGCACTTGTATAGATTGCTCTTAGTTTCTCATCTGTTCTTGCAAATGTACCACTCATATTTACTTTATCTAACTGATCTATAACAATTATATCTGGCTTATGTTTTTCACAATGACTATCTATATCGTCCATAGACCAATCAACTGTGTCAATCATTTTAATATTATCTTTTATTTTAATCCATTCGTTGTGTGCTGAGTCAACATCTTCTACAATTTGTTCTTTGTTAAGTCCAGTAAAAGAACTGATGGCTCTCATCTGTGTACGTACTGCAGGTTCTTCATTAATAAACGCATGTACCTTAGCACCTTGTTCAGCAAATCCGTATGGTGCTGATACAAGACTAACCCAGAATGCTGTCTTACCTGTCTCTGGTCTGGCAAATGCTATCATTAGATTTCCTGGACCGATTCCACCTATGTTATTTTTAAGTACAGATAAATTAAAACTCCACTTACTTACAACATCTAACTCATCAAGTAATTCAGTAATGTTATTTGTTACTGCATCTAATTTTTGTGCAGGTAGTCCTGACTTATGCTTATCAATAAGTCCTGTAATAAAATTAAAGTCTGCAGGTTTACCATTAAATATTTCAGTAGCTTCTATTGCAATTTTCTGTGCAACATCTCTCTCAATTAATATTTTTATAATGTCATCTGCTATTTCTTTTGAGGGTTCTTGAGTTTCTTTTATATCCTCAAGCAATTCACTGAACTGTTCCTTAGCTGCTCGGGTTAGTGCAGGATTAAATACTGCAGTATGTAGGGAGTATAACTCATCAAGACTTATGTTAGCATCATACTTCTCATGTGCTTTTTGAATGGTGTCATACAAAGAACCAAAGCTACCTTGAAATACATTACGAGATACTTGACCTTTATACTCTGCATAAAAATCTTTGTTGAGCATTAGTTTTATTATTTGTTTCTCAATCATTTTTGTCTATTGCTTTCTGCGATTCTAATTGTTCTTCTAGAATAGCTGTTATTGCATTAATCTTTTCTTCATCTCTTTGTGACCATGTAGCAGTATTTAATTCTATAATATCATACCTCCACTCTCTCCAGTCATCTACTATTTCTTGCATCATTGTACTAGTCATTGAACATCTCCTCTATTTCTTTTGTTCCGTAATATTTTAAGTCATCTTCTAATACTTTAACATGAACATTCTTAATACCATAAGATTTTAATTCATTAGCAATAGCAAATGATTTTGTTGTCGCATCTCTATCTAAACCTATATACAATTTCTTGTACTGTGTCAAGTGTTTCTTGTGAGATTCTTTTAATGATGTACCCATTAAAGCTACACCTGTCAATACATTAGATACTGCACAAGCAGAGGCACAATCCTCTACAAGAATAGCCTCCTTGTGTTCTATTAAACCACAAGCAAATGGTACATCTTTGTTACCATACATATACCATTTAGGATATACTCTAGAATTTAATCCTCTACCTACTGCACCTACAATCCTATCTGTCTTTGGATCTTTAACACAGAAGACTACTCTGTTCTGTGCTATGTCAAATTTTATTGTAGCCCTGCCCCAACTCCATGCCTCCCAACAATTATTTTTATGTAGATACTTCATAGCTTTATCATCTGAGTATACAGTTGTAAAACTATCTGGCATTTCAAATGGTGCATCACTTATTTTATTTTTACTATTGAATGTAGAGTTTACATAGTTCATATCTTTTTCTCCCTTGTACTTACCCTTAGCTTTACATGACGCATGAAAGCAAAACCAATTTATATTGTTGGTAGCTGTGTCTATTGATAGAGTATTTTTACCATGACAGAAAGGACAATCCATTCTTATAGATGTATCTGGTGGAATGAATAGTCCTTCTATTACTTCTAACTGTTGCTTATAATTCAACGTGCATTTCCTCGTATGTTATTGTATACTTTTCTTTATTATAAAAACTATCCGATTCTATTTTCATTAGCCCCTCATTTAAATATTCAGCAACTGCATTCTCAATCATGTCTAGTGTTGGCTCATAAGGAAAAGGTATCAATGCCTTAGCATCTATACCTAATCCAAATATTCTTACTTTGTATTTTTTCATCATGATTCTCCCTATCAGATTTATGTGTACTTGTCAAGTACTATTTATCTTTATTAGTTATTATGTGTTTAATTATAGTTGTGGTTGGGTTAAAGCTAAAATCTTTACAGGAAATTAGAAACAAAAAAAAGATAAGGAAGATACTACTCCTCATTATCTATCTCATATACTGCTTCAAATGTATTACCTTGTAATCTACCTACACTTGTAGGCTCACAGTTTAAAAAATCTTGTATAACTTCTATTGCTATCTCAAGTTCTTTGTTGTAATAATCTTTATTTTTTTTAAAGTTTAAAGTTAAAAACTTTTTTATTTTTCTTTTAGATACTCTTGTCATTAATTTCCTTTTTTATTTTTTCTCTTACTGAAGATGCAAGTTTATTAATCTCATTATAAATATCCTCACCCTCCCAATACTCAAAGGGTTGCCATGCTAACTTTGCAATCTCCCTAAAAAGTTTTTTCTCACTCCAGTTAATCCATTTCTGATCTAGGTCATCATACAAATAGAACCCACTAGCCCACTCAAAGTCTCCTCTTTCTTTTTTATTCATGTTTACTTTTCTCCTTATCCTCACAGTACTCAGTTAAAAATTGATCAACACTTGAAGCTGTGTCATCATCTATCTCTGTAATAGTTTCATCATACCAAGTACCATCTGGTCTTTCCATTGTTGTAACTATTGCCCAACTTGTACATTTATCTGCCATACTAATGCTCCTTATAACTTACTTGTTTAACTTTATGACTCCAACAGGCACGACAACTACCACACTCACCATTCTGTTTAGGTGCAGGACACTCACGACCTACTGCTTTCTTATTTTTATGCACACCAGATGTCCACTTCCAAAACTTGGGTGGCTTGCTGTCAACTTTAGTTGTTGATACTCGTAGGCATAAATTCTTTGGTACATCTTTCTCTGTAATCTTATCTATGATTTGATACTCTCTAGTAGCTAACCAATACTTTATGTGTGGTGTAAGTTCACACACCTCAAATATTTTCATAAGATGCCCATAAGATTGTATATCACCAGAGTCAAACCAACGGTGAAAACGCCTTGATTTATCTAGGTTTTTGTACTTTTGGGTAATGAGTTCTGCCATATAATCTACCCATTCTGGTAGACCTAGTGCCTCATATCTTCTCTGATACATAGCTTTTACAACAGGAAATACAAAGCAACCTTTACCTGCATAGCATTTGTTACAAATAGTACCATCAACTAATGCTAACTTACTACCTGTTACACAATATTTAATTGGTATACCCCATGCAAACGAGGGCATCTTACTTGGATTAGATAGACTACCTATCTTCTTCTCTATCTCTTTGATTGTTTTCATAATTGTCCTTTGATTAAGTTATACTTTAGCACATAAAGTCTGGTGTGTCAACTGATGTGTACTTAGCGAATCGTTTCTTCTCACCTACATAGTAATCTTTGTATGATTGTATATAGTTATCGCACTTGTATTCATCTGGCATACACAAGGGTGGGATTAAAAAGTTTTGATACTCAAACTTATCTTTTATTTTGTCATTCAAACAAATTAAATTATTAAGTATGCGACCTGTCTTATGTATTCTGTTATGATACCTGTGTCTGTATTGATTAAGCAAGTGACCTAACAAATCTATTGACCACATATAATTACCTAATGAATCTCCTACCCATATAGTCATGGGGTGGTGTGGGTATGCAGGTTTATATAGTTCCTCATCAATACCACAATGTCTTTGATATGCAGTTGATAACATCTGTCCTGTTTCTAATATCATCTTGACTACGTGCTTATCACAATGATACAATGCAGATACCTCTGCACTTTTATCTAAATGAAATATGTTCATATCTTTAATCCTAAATTTCTTATTGCATACCTTACTTCTGATAACGTTATCTTACCTGTGTTGTAATTGTATGTCAACGTATCATGTAATCGTATTACAGTATCATGTTCTGTACCTGCGAGATCAGAAAAAAATTCACAGTCACTAGACCTAAACCATTCTGTTGCCTGTCGTTTCTCCCTCTCTAATTGTACATCACTTATAGCACCACCTCTAGCATTAAACATTCCAAAGGAATCCTCAAACATAATTTGAATCTTTGCTAAACCTAATTGTTCTTCTGCTGATTTGCTTGCTTGTTCTGGCACGAATGTTTTTAATGTCATAATTTATCTTTCTGTTAATGTGGATTATAGCATAGATGTGACACTATGTCTACTTGGTTTATCTCTTAAAATATGTTATAGTATCGTGTCATCTCAGGGGGGGTTATAGTATATACTAGCCCCCCTATAGATATTATCTTAATTGATTGGCTACGCCTTGATGATAGTAAAACATAAAGTCATTAGTCTTTAAGAAGTTTCTAACTTCAAAATCCCTATCCTCACTACTTCTTATAGAATCTCTTTTAGAAGATTCAATCTTATAATCGTTACTCTCTTTCTTACCTATCTTAACAGCACGTTCATTGTGTGAACTGTAGTTTGTTAGTGCGTTGTATACATCAAGAAGTGTTGATTTATTTGCATCAGTTTCTAATACACTATTAAGTAAGTGGTACTTACCATCAGAATTATTAGAGAACTTTCTAAATAACTTCTCAACATCTTGTCTACCTAACTCTACACTTTGGTATACCTCAACTGTATTTTTCATGTTACTAAAAGTTGTGTTAAGATTTTTTAATTTAGTAAATGAATCTTCAAGTTTAAAGTTAAGTGTATGTCTTTTCATAGATGAATCAATACTCTCAAATGATTTCATACCATTTGAACATATTAATCTTAAGAACATTGACCTTAATTGAAAGATAATTGATGCGTCATAGCTAGATATAACTTCAATACCAAACTTTAACTTATCATTCTCATCATAGTTCATAGAGTATGTACCAAAACTTCCTGTATCTCCAAATATAATTCTTAATTTTATATAGTTTAAGTCTGGCGACACATTAAATTTAATAGATGTATCACTTATATCTATTTCATACTCATCTAATGCAGTAGATAACCCAGATAATATTTTTTCATAGGGTATCAACTGGTAGTTAGCACCATGCAGGTGTATTGCTTTGTTGTTTGCAGTATCTAGTACAGCATAGCTAGGTTTATTTAGCGTAAA